AAGTTTGCCGACAAGATTCTCTATGAATCAGAACCGGTAGATGAAGGTTCCGGTGGCTTTATCTTTGACCAGATGACCGTGACAAATGCTCTAAGAAACAAACTCCCTGGTATTCAGGCGAGGATGAAATACCTCTCAGATAAACAGGGGCAGGAGAAAACACCAACACCTGAAGCAGTACCTATAAACAAAGAACCAAATCCAGAATCAAAGCAGGAACCAGAAGAAAAGACACTTATCCCTATTGCCCAGCTGGAAAGACGGCTGGAGCTGATTAAAAATTGGAGGAAATGAATATGAGTAAAATTCAAGAACTGAGAGAGAAACGTGCCAAAGTTTGGGAACAGGCTAAAGGCTTCCTCGATGAACATCGTCAGGAGAATGGTCTGATCAAACCGGAGGACAATGCCGTATATGAAAAGATGGAAGATGAAGTGGTCAACCTTGGAAAGGAAATCGAGCGTCTTGAGCGCCAAGAGATGATGGACAGGGAGCTTTCAGCTGCCCTTAGCAAACCTCTTGCTTCCAGACCTGAGAAGATGACTGAAGAGAAAACAGGCAGAGCATCTGATGCCTATAAGAGTGCCTTTTGGGGTGCCATGAGAAACAAGATGAATCCTGCTGTTCATAATGCACTTCAAATTGGTACCGATTCAGAAGGTGGCTTCCTTGTACCGGATGAGTATGAGAACCAGTTGATTCAGGCACTTCAGGAGGCCAACCTGCTTAGAAATTTATGTAACGTGATTACGACCAGCTACGGGGATAGAAAGATTCCAGTGGTAGCGAGTCACGGATCCGCTGCATGGATGGATGAAGAGGGTGCATTCCAAGAGAGCGACGATGCCTTCACTCAGGTGACCTTGTCTGCCTATAAACTTGGTACCATGCTGAAGGTTTCTGATGAGCTTCTTAATGACAGCTACTTCGACCTTGAAGCCTACATTGCAGCTGAGTTTGCTAGACGAATCGGGGCAGCTGAAGAGGAGGCATTCCTTATCGGAAACGGAAGCAGTAAACCTACAGGCCTTCTTCATACAACTGGTGGAGCGAGCCTTGGTGTGACTGCTGCAAGCGCAACAGCCATCACCATTGATGAGGTGCTGGACCTTTACCACAGCTTGAAGTCGGCTTATAGAAAGAACGCTACCTTCCTTGTGAACGATGCAACCATCAAGGCCATCAGAAAGCTGAAAGATGGTCAGGGTCAGTATTTGTGGCAGCCATCTGTTCAGGCGGGCACACCGGATACGATTCTCAATCGTCCAGTGGTTACCTCTCAGTACATGCCAACAGCTGCAGCGGGGGAGAAGACCATTCTCTTCGGAGACTTCAAGTACTACTGGATTGCTGATCGTCAGGGTAGAACCTTCAAGCGTCTGAACGAACTCTATGCAGCAAGTGGTCAAGTCGGTTTCCTTGCATCCCAGAGACTAGATGCAAAACTGATTCTTCCTGAAGCCATCAAGGTGCTTCAGCAAAAGGCCTAAGTAATCTAACAGGGAAGGTAGTCTAAGTACTGCCTTCCTTAATCTTTTATAGGAGGGAAAAACCATGACATATAATACGAAGAACTACACCGAACAAGGTGGAGACAAAACCGTCATCGGTGGAGAGCTTGCTGTAACGGCAGAAGGAAAAGTCACCTTTGATGGGACGGAGTTAAAACCCGCAGCTGTTCAAGCAGACAGTACCGCTGTGGATGTTGCGGACCTGGTAGCAGATTTCAATGCCTTACTTGCTAAGCTTAAAGTTGCTGGCCTCATGGAAAGCGAGTGATGGTAGATGGCACTTCTTGAGAAGGTAAAAGCAAATCTCATTGTAACCCATAATGAGGATGATACCTTACTGGAAGGTTTGATTGCTGCCGCCATCAGCTATGCCGAAGGGTATCAGCATCTAGGGGCGGACTTTTATAAAGAAAACACCATGTCACCTGCTACCGAGCAAGGAGTCATTATGCTGGCCTCTCATTTTTATGAGAGTCGCGATGGCTCCACCGGTGGCTTTTTTAATGACAATGTCAGTGCTTCAGAACAGGTGTGGAAGACGGTACATCTACTTTTACGCATGGGAAAGGAGTGGCAGGTCTGATGAAACGGTTATGGGTGAAGAAAAGAAAAAAACGCCAGAAGAGATGCTACAGAAAAGGCAGAAGAAAGGATCGCAGTCATGGTTATGAGGAGAAAGCAATAAAGGCAGGTGAAGGCTATGAGCTTTGGGAAGATGAACACCCGAATCGACATCATCGATACGATTCCCATCAAGGATGATGAAGGATTCTCTTCTAAGGGAGAAAATTTGATCGCCAGTGTTCGTGCATACAGGGATGAAAGGCACGGTTCAAGAAAGTGGGCTAACATGGCCGCCTACACCAAAGCCAATGCCACCTTTCAGTTCAGACGGATTCCTGATGTGGTGATTGAACCAGGAATGCTGATTCACTGTGATACCGGGGAGTACAAAGTCTTGAGCGTTGAAGTTATTATGGGATTTTATTTAGAAGTAGCAGCAGAAAAGATAGAAGCCACAAAGGACTAGGAGGTGACTTCATGGCAAAATCAAGCTTTAAAATGCCGGATGACTTTCTATTGAAAGTATCCAAATTAAGTGAGAAGACCGATGAGATCATCCCGAAGGTTCTAGAAGCAGGTGGCGAAGTGGTGAAAGCCAAAGTGAAATCAAATCTTCAGGCTGTGATTGGGAATAACACAAAGCTCCCTTCAAGGTCGACCGGGGAACTCGTAAAAGCACTAGGGGTATCTCCTGCAGGAATTAATCGTGACGGTGATTATGATGTGAAAGTAGGGTTTGATGAACCAAGAAGCGATGGTGAGTCTAATGCCAAGATCGCAAACATCATAGAATATGGGAAGTCTGGCCAACCGGCGAAACCATTCTTAAAACCAGCAAAAGCTGCTAGTAGAAAAGCCTGTATTGAAGCTATGAAAAACAAACTAGATGAAGAGATAAGTAAAATATAAAAGGAAGGGAGGCGAATGAAATGACAGGCAGCATTTTGAAAGATATAAGCGAGGCCCTTGAGCCATTGGGAATTCCAATAGAAACCGGAATCTTTAGTAAGAAAGCCCCGGATGAATACCTGGTTCTTATTCCTATGAGTGATATCTTTGATCATTTTGCTGATGATCTGCCTTCTGTAGAGATGCAGGAAGTTCGCCTTTCTCTATTTTCTAAAGGAAACTACCTGGAGAGAAAAAACGATATTGTTCATCGCCTCTTAAGTGAGGCTTTTACCATAACGGATCGAAGGTATCTTGGTTATGAAGAAGATACCGGTTTTCACCACTTCGCCATTGATGTGGCAAAAGAGTATGAAATAAACATGTAGCTGGAAAAGTCCAGTGAAAATGAAGGAGGACAAAGACATGGCAACAATTGGATTGGATAGTTTGTATTATGCCAAAATCACAGAAGATGAACATGGCATTGAGACCTATGGTACGCCTAAAGTGCTGGCAAAAGCCATGACTGCAGAACTCAGTGTAGAGCTGATTGAGGCGATTTTGTATGCAGATGATGGTGCTTCAGAGGTCGTGAAGGAGTTTAAAAGCGGTTCCTTAAGTTTAGGGATTGACGATATTGGATCCTTGGTAGCCCAGGATTTAACTGGGTGTAAGATCGACAGTAACAATGTGGTAGTTTCAAGAAGTGAGGATGGAGGGTCACCTGTAGCCATAGGGTTTCGTGCCAAGAAGTCCAATGGCAAGTACCGCTATTTTTGGCTTTATAGGGTTATATTCAGCGTTCCCGCCACAAGTCTTGCCACCAAGGGAGACTCCATTACCTTTAGCAGTCCCACCATAGAAGGAACCGTCTTTAGAAGAAACAAGTTAGATGGAGAGCAAAAGCATCCTTGGAAAGCTGAAGTAACAGAGGGAGATACCGGAGTTGCCACTTCGACAATTACCCAGTGGTTTAGTGCTGTTTATGAACCGGACTTTTCACCGGTGACACCCACCATAACCATCACTACACAACCTGTAAGTTTAACGGAAGTAACAGCAGGTAGTATTTCTGGAAGCCTCTCTGTTGTGGGCAGCTCCAACACCTCTAATCCTGTGACTTATCAGTGGTATGAGAATACCATCGACAGCTCTACTGGAGGCACTGTCATTAATGGTGAAACCTCTGCCAGCTTTGATATCCCAACGGACCTGTTTGCAGATACCTATTATTACTATTGCGTCCTGGGCTTAAGTGGAGCAGATCCAGTGAAAACAGAAGTAGCAACAGTTATTGTATCGTAATGGAGGGAAGATAAATGGCAGATGAAAATTTAAAACTAACGGAAGCAGCTGAAGACAGAAGTGCCATCATTAATGTGGGTGGCACTGAGTTTAAGATGATCCTTACCACAAAAGCTACAAAGGAAATTGCAAAGCGTTATGGAGGTCTTGAAAATCTAGGTGATAAGCTGATGAAAACAGAGAACTTTGAATTGGCCTTGGATGAGATTGTGTGGCTCATTACGCTCTTAGCAAACCAGTCCATTCACATTCATAACATTAAGAATAGAGATGATCAAAGAGAACTTCTGACCGAAGAGGAAGTGGAGCTTTTAACCACACCTTTTGAACTGGCAAATTACAAAAACGCCATTATGGCCAGTATGATGAAGGGAACCAAACGAAACGTGGAGAGTGAAGACTCAAAAAACGAGGTGGTCGGGTAAGTGATGATGAACTATTTACCCGACTTATTTATTTTGGTACAGCCCAGCTAAACCGTAGCGAAGAAGATGTGTGGCAGATGCCTATCGGATACCTCATGGATCTATGGGAATGCCATAAGCAGTTTATTGGTATTGCAAAACCTAAGAGAGAACTGTTCATAGATGATGTGATTCCATCGTGGTTATAAGTGTCCTTTTTGTGCGTATACAAAGTTAAAAATACGAACGAAAATGACAAACCAATATAACAGAATGAACTTTAAATGTAACAGTTTGATTGTTACATTGACAATTTAAAAAGTTAAATTACGCTGACACCGAAAAATGGTGTCTTTTTTCATGCCCGTAAAGGAGGTGAGGCACTCATGGCAGATAACTTTGGACTGAAGATTGGGGTTGAAGGTGAAAAGGAATTTAAGAACGCTCTCCGGGAAATAAACAGTGATTTTAAAGTTTTAGGATCGGAAATGAAGCTGGTGACTTCCCAGTTTGATAAGCAGGATAAATCCATACAGGCAGTCACTGCAAGAAATGAAGTCCTGAATAAAGAAATTGAAGCCCAAAAGAATAAAGTGTCCACATTAGAGTCTGCTTTGAAAAATGCCGCTGAATCCTTTGGGGAGAACGATAAAAGAACCAAAGCGTGGCAGATCCAATTAAACAATGCCAACGCTGATCTTAACAAGATGGAAAGGGAGCTTGATGAGAACAACAAAGCCCTTGATGAAGCCAGTGACGGCTTTGATGATGCTGGCAAAGAAGCTGACAAATTTGGAGACGAGATAAAAGACTCTGCAAAGGTCACCGATGACGCAGGTGGCAAGTTTGAAAAGCTAGGCTCTGTTCTTAAAGGCGTGGCTGCTGGAATTGGCGTGGCCATGGCCGCCATTGGAACCGCTGCTGTCACTGCGGGTAAAAAGCTCTTTGATATGGCTAATGACGCAGCTGCAGCAGGAGATGAAATTGACAAGGCCAGCCAAAGGATAGGTCTATCAAGGCAGGGCTACCAGGAATGGGATTATGTGCTATCCCAAAACGGTGCCAGTATCTCTTCTCTGGAAAACGGTATGAAGAAGCTAAACAATACAGTGGATGATGCCATCAATGGAAGCACCTCAGCTACAGATAAGTTTCAGCGTCTTGGCATCTCCATGGAAGATCTGCAGGGGAAGTCCCGTGAAGAGATTTTTGAAATGACCGTCAAAGGACTTCAGGGCATATCCGATGAAGGTGAAAAAGCCGCCATCGCCAATGACCTACTTGGAAACTCTTCTGTTGAACTGGCAGCACTACTAAATCAAACTGCAGAGAGCACAGAGGACCTAAAAAATAAGGCCAGTGAATTAGGCCTTGTCATGAGCGATGAGTCTGTGGATGCAGCGGTGAATTATACAGATGCCATGGATAACTTGACCAGATCATTTGCCGGGGTGAAGAACAATATTACATCCCAGCTCCTCCCAGGCTTTACCATGGTCCTTGACGGACTAACCGGTCTTATAACTGGCCAAGAAGGTGCAGCAGAACAGCTAAAAGAAGGGGCAAGAGAAACGGTTGAGCAGATTGCCATTATCCTTCCGCAAATTCTCGAAGTGGTAACAGGACTTATTTCAGCCATTGCAGAAGTTGCGCCGGACTTAATCATTGCTCTAGTAAATGGTATTTTAGATAATCTTCCAACACTCATTGAGGCGGCAACAAACATCATTATGACCATTGTGGGTGGTCTAATTGAAGCTTTACCACAAATCACAGAAGGAGCACTTCAGCTGATCTTAACCTTAGTGGATGGTATTATCACCAATCTGCCAGCTCTAGTGGAAGCTGCTCTGGTAATGATTGTAACCTTGGCTACTGGACTTGGAGATGCGCTTCCAGAGCTTATTCCATCCATTGTTGAAGCAGTGATTTTAATTGCCACCACCTTAATCAATAATCTGGATCTGGTACTGGATGCAGCCTTCCAGATCATCAGTGGACTGGCTCAAGGACTGCTTAATTCTCTACCGACATTGATACAGTCATTGCCGCAAATTATCAATAGCATCATTACCTTCATCACCAGCAATCTACCAAGGCTTATTGAGATGGGCGTTCAGCTAACGATTCAATTGGGTATGGGTCTTATTCGAGCTATTCCACAGATTGTGGCTCAACTGCCGCAGATTATCATGTCTATCGTGACTGGGATTGCTCGTGGTATTCCATCAATACTAGAAGTGGGGAGAAATATCGCGAGGGGCTTATGGGACGGTATTGCATCAATGATTGGTTGGCTTGGCGAGAAAGTGAAAAACATGGTAAACGGTATTGTTGGTGGTGTTAAAAAAGTCCTTGGTATTCGTTCACCTTCTAGAGTCTTTGCTGGTATTGGTTCCAATATGGGTGAAGGTATTGGTGAAGGTTTCACAGACGCCATGAGTGGCGTGGAAAAAGATATGCAGGGAGCCATTCCTACAGACTTTGACCTGGATCTTAATTCTCAAGTTACAGGTAGTTTAAGTGGGCCGGAAGGCGCTGTCTTTGATGTGACCATCCCGCTAACCATTGACGGAAATATCCTAACCAGAGTTATAGCACAGCTTCAGTGGAATCAAAATACCGTAACGGTGAGAAACCTTGGCGTTGCTGGATCATAAAAAAGGAAAGGAGGAGCTGCCTTGATTGAAGTCTATGCAGGAAGTACACTTATTCAAACCATAAAGAAGGTCATTAGTGCCAATATAAGAGAAACCCTGGAAGGTGAATACACCCTTACTTGTTCAGTCCTAGCAAAATCAGCTCTGGCACTAAAAGTGAAACAGATTGCGAAAATTGATGGTCAGTATTTTGAAATCGTTCAAGTATCAAAGAACCTTCAGGGCAGCCTCCCTATTTGCTCTGTGCTTTGCGAACATGTGTCTTATCTATTAAACCATGAGATGTATAACATCACTGAGTTTGATTTCACCGGGGACCCTGCAGCAGGACTTGCCCAGGTTCTTTCTGGCACACCGTTTGTAGCAGGAGTTGTTGATTTTACTGATAATGTCACCATGAAAATTAATCAGAAGGTTTCAAGAAGGGCAGCTCTCATGCAGTACATCGCCATCCTGGGAGGTGAGATTCAGTACGATGGTTATAACATAAATATAAGAAGTCATAGAGGTTCAACAGAGTACATTCAGGTCATGGGATCAAAGAATGTCACCAATGTGGCGGTATCCCATGATTCT